GATTCGGGAGCTGTTCGGCCCCTCCGTCCCCCAAATGCTGGGGAGTAAGGAAGTAGAGGAACGGCTATCCAAGGAGGCCATGGAGAAATTCGAGGAACGGCTGGACCATGAGATCAACGCGGTCCTGAACGGCTGGCATTAACGGAGAGACGCAAGGACGATGACAAAAGTAATTCTGTTGAAGCGGCTGAAGGAGTTCACCGAGGCCGCCACCCGGGAGCTGCTCCTGCCGGTCCGGCCTTCGGAGGAGGACCCCGCTCCCCCGCCCCGGCCCCCGGAGGTCCACCTGATGCGCCTCCCGCAGTTCCGCGACGCCTCCCGGAAGGCTCCGTACATCCTCCACCAGGCTGTCACAGGAAAAGATATCCAGACGGCGGGGGCAAGGCTCCCGGAGGCCTCTGCCGTGGTGCGGACGGTGTTCTGCGTCTATCACGAGAACGAGGAAGAGGGGGCGCTGGCTTTACTGAACCTGATGGAGCGGCTGCGGATCGCCCTGCTGGAGCAGGTGGTGGTCGGGAAGCAGTTTCGGCTGGACCTGAAGGCGGGACTGGAATCGCTGGCCTACCCGGATGAAGAAAACCCCCGTATGCCCCACTACTATCTTGGGGAGATGGTTTCCACATGGGAGCTCCCCGGCATTGAAAGGAAGGTGCCTTATGGCGAAAAAGGAAACAGCAGCATTCGGAGCGGCGGCCCAGGCCCCCGTAAGGCCTGACGTGAATGGCTCCGGCTTCTACATTTACATCGGTCCGAATCTGGCGGGCCTGCTCCAGAGCGGAACCATCTTCCGGGGCGGCCGGGAGACAGCCCTCCGCCAGGCGGCGGAGGCTGTGAAGAAGCGGCCGCTGGTGAAAAACCTGATCGTCCCCGGAGATATGCTGCCCCAGGCCCGGCTGAAAATCAAACGGCCTGGAAACGCCCTGTATGAGAACTACAGGCGGCTGATGGAAAAGGAGGGCTAAGCAATGGCTTTTCGACACGGGATCTATGTCCAGGAACAGGCCACAGCGGTCTCCACGCCGGTGACGGCGGACGTGGGCGTCCCCTTCGTGGTGGGGACGGCCCCGGTCCACGCGGCGGCAAAGCCCGCCAAGTCCAACACCCCCGTGCTCTGTACAAGTTGGGACGAGGCTGTGGAAAAGCTGGGCTTCTCCTACGACTGGGAGAGCTATACCCTCTGTGAGTTTATGTATTCCCACTTCCAGCTTTTCGGCTGTCAGCCGGTGATCTTCTGCAGCGTCCTGGACGCCGGTAAGATGAAGGAGGCCGTGGAAGCGAAGGAATACGCGGTAACGGACCACAGGGCGGTCCTGCCCTTCTCCGCCGTCCGGGACAGCATCCAGGTAACAGTCAATGGGGAAGGGGACGCGGGCGCTTTCCTGACGGCGGACGAGGACTACAGCGTTTTGTATGACGAAAACACGGACGCGTGCGTGGTGGAGCTGCTGAGTACCGGGACGGCCTATGGCGCCGCGGCGCTGACCATCCGGTATGACGCCGTTACGCCAAAGGCCGTGGTCCTGGCGGACGTCGTAGAGGGCCTGGGGGCCGTGGACGACTGCATGAGCCGGACAGGCGTCATCCCGGATCTGATCTGCGCCCCGGGCTGGTCCCACAACAGCGTGGCGGCGGCGGTGATGGCCACCAAGGCCGCCGGGATCATGGGCCTGTTCCGGGCCAAGGCGCTGATCGACGTGGACTGCGGAGAGTCCGGCGTCCTGGAGTACTCCGGGCTGACGGCCTGGAAGAACATGAACAACTTTGTGGATGAGAATCAGATCCTCTGCTGGCCGATGGTCAAGCTGGGGGATTACCGGTTCCACATGAGTACGCAGCTGGCGGGACTCATGGCGAAGGTGGACACGGGAAACCGGGCTGTTCCCTATGAAAGCCCAAGCAACAAGAACTTTAAAATGGACGGCTGCTGTCTCGCCGACGGGGCGGAGGTCAGCCTGTCCTTCAGCCAGGCGAACCTGGTGAACAGCTACGGCGTGATCACCGCGCTGAACTTCATGAGTTCCGGCTGGGTCTGCTGGGGAAGCTTCACCGCCTGCCATCCCGGCAATACCGACGTAAAGGACTACTTTGTTCCGATCTCCCGGATGTTCGATTTCGTCGGCAATACGGTCATCCGCACCTTCTGGAGCAAGCTGGACAAGCCCATGACCCGGCGCTTCGCGGACAGCATCCTGGACAGCTGCAACATCTGGCTCAATGGGCTGGTGGGCTCCGGGTACCTGCTGGGGGCCAGGGCGGTGATGCTGGCGGAGGAGAACCCGGTGACGGACCTGATGAGCGGGATCATGAAGGTGCATATCTATATGACTCCGCCCAGCCCGGCTCAGGAGCTCAGCTTTACGCTGGAATATGACGTTGACTACATGACGGCGGCGTTCGCGTGAAAAGGAGGAATTGACCTATGCAGCAGGCAGCGGCCTATTTCAATCTTGAGGTTTATGAGGACAGCGTGAACCTGCTGGGCATCGCCAAAGTGACCCTGCCCAGCATCGACTATCTCACCGTCCCCATTTCGGGCGCAGGGCTGATGGGGAACCTGAACGTCCCCCTGATGGGCACGGTGGATTCCATGGAATTGGGGCTGGAGTTTCTGTCTATGACCCAGGCGGCGGCGATGTTGGCCGCGCCGAAGAAGCATCAGCTGGATCTTCGGGTCGCCGAGGAGTACTGGGAGACGGAAGAGGCGGAGGTAGGCATCTGGTTCGACAAGTTCGTGGTGATCTGCCAGCCCAAGGGAATGACCCCCGGCACTGTAGCCCCGTTCTCAGCCGCCAACGTCTCCGGCAAATATGAGGTGTACTACTTTGCCGCCTATAAGGATGGCGAGCAGCTCTGGGAGATCGACAAGCGGAACATGAAGTGCGTCATCGGCGGCGTGGATTACTGGGCGGACGTCCGGAAGGCGCTGGGGAAATAAAAAACATTGTGATCATGAAAGGAACGCGCTATGGAAAATGAAAGATTTCCCGCGGAAGGAATGGTGTCTGACCTGGACACATCCGCTGAAGCGGTTCAGACGGGGCGGAAAGCGAAAAGTGACGCTCCCACAGTGGAGGAACTGGCGGAAGAGGCCAGCGCTTTGGAAAAGGCTGTGCGGGCCATGGCGGAAAAGGACGGGTGGACGCGGTGCAGCCACGTTTTTAACGAGCCCTTCCGCTTTGAGGGGCAGACCTTTCAGCGGCTGGATTTTGACTGGTCCCGCCTCACCGGGAAGGACAGCCTGGATATTGAGGCGGAGATCCTGATCCGAAAGCGGAAGACCGTGGTGGAGGCCAAGTTCTCCACGGATTACCTCTGCGGCATGGCCGTGCGGGCATGTACCTCCAGGAGCGCGGAGGGAACGGCCTTCAGCGTATTTGCCATGGAGGCGCTGCCGCTGGGCGTCTTTCAGAAGATCTGCGGGAGCGCGCGAAATTTTTTGATCATTGCGGAGTCATGGCAGGAGACGGCGGCGCCTGGCTCCGGGAACAAAGCCTTGTCTTAGCTCAGAACAACAACACCGGCGTTCCCTTTTGGCTGGGTCTTCCGCTTTACGCGTGGGCGGGCTGGATCCGGGCCAATAACAACGTGGTGCGGCGGAGGGAGCGGGCGGGCCCGCCGCCCGGCCCGCCCCTCCCTCCGCTCCCGGGGCGGACGGGACCCGTTTCGGGGCCTCCCGGCTGGAGCCCAAAGTAATGGAATTGACGGGAGTCCCAAGCGGGCGCACAGAGTAAATAGGAGGCATCGGACATGGCGTCAAAGGCCGAGCATGTGGTCAGTTTTATCCTCAACGCCCAGCAGAACGCCGGTTTCAAGGCGGTATTTTCCAGGGCCCAGCAGGAGTTCTCCCGTTTGGGCAAGGAGATTCAGACACTGGACCGGGTACAGAAAGACATCTCCGGCTACCAGAAGCAGCAGAGCGCCATAGAGAAGACCCGGGACAGGCTGGAAAAGCTTCAGGAGCAGGAAGTCCTTTCGCGGAGGGCCATCGAGGAGGCCGCGGGGCCGACCGCCGCCCTGGAGCTGGCGCACTCGAAGCTGGAGCAGCGGATCGGGGCGACTGTGACCGCCCTGGAACGGCAGAACCAGCGGCTGGCGGCTTCCGGCGAGCGGCTGAAGGAGGCCGGGGTCGACACGGCGGACCTCTCCGGCAAAAGCGAGGAGCTGGCCGGGAAGATCAAAGAGCTGAGGGCGGAGCAGGACAAGGCCGCCGAGGGGGCCCGGACCTTTGGGGAGAAGGCCGCGGCCGGCTTCAGCGCGGCGGGAGATGCCCTGGCCGCGGCGGGGATCCTGGAGCTCCTGAGCCTGGCCGCGAATGAGACGGTACAAAACGCCAAGGCGGCCATGGAATATGAGACTGTCATGGCGGGGGTCCGACGGACGGTGGGCGGCTCAGAGGAGTCTATCGCCGCCCTGGGTCAAAAATTCCGGGAGCTGTCCACGGACATCCCCATCACCACCTCGGAGCTGGGCGGGATCGCGGAGACCGCCGGACAGCTGGGCATCGCGAAAAACGCGGTGGGAGAGTTCACCACTGTTATGGCGGAGCTGTCCACCACAACAGACCTGACCTCTGAAAGCGCCGCGACGCTGCTGGCTCAATTCGCCAACATCACCGGGACCAGCGATTACCGGCGGCTCGGCTCCACAGTCGCGGAGCTGGGCGACGCCACAGCCACCACCGCTTCCAAGGTGGTGGAGATGTCCCAGGGCCTGGCAGCCTCCGCCACGCTGGCGGGTATGGCGGAGACGGATATCCTGGCCATTTCCGCGGCCGTAGGTTCCCTGGGCATCGAATCGCAGGCCGGCTCCACAGCCATGTCCACGCTGATCTCCACGCTGCACAAGGCGGTGGAGACCGGGGAGAGGCTGGCGGAGTTCTCCGCTGTCGCCAATATGTCCGCGGCGGAGTTCAGGACGGCCTGGGGACAGGACGCGGCCGGGGCGCTGGACCGGTTTATACAGGGGCTCAATGACACGGAACGCAATGGCAGGAGCGCCGTGGTGATCCTGGACGAGCTGGGCATCACCAATGTGCGGCAGACTAAGGCTATCCTGGGGCTGGCCTCCGCCGGGGACCTGCTGTCCGGGACGATCGCCCAGGCCAATAGCGCGTGGGCGGCCAATACCGCCCTCCAGGAGAAGGCGGGTATCATGTACGGCACCACGGAAAGCCGGCTGAAAATGCTCCAGAACGCTTACGGCAGCCTGCGGATCGCCCTGGGTGAGCAGTTCACGCCGGAGCTGAGAGGGGCCATGGAGGTCGGAACACAGGTCCTGGGGGCCGTGGAGGACTTCGTGGAGGCCAATCCCCAACTGGTCAAGGCCGTAACGGCGTTCACCACGGTGGCTTTGGGCGCGTCGGGGGCGATCATGACCGTCAACGCCGCCGTGAAGGCCTTCAAGGCCCTGGACATGGCCGCCGCCTTCACCAGCGTTCCGGGAATGTGCGTCATGGCCGGAGGGGCGATCGCGGCGCTGCTGGCCGCTTCGTGGGAACTGGCGGACGTGGGCGGCGAGGCGCTGGACGCGTGGGACGCCCTGTCAGACGCCCACAGGGACGCGCTCCAGACGTACCGGGACAGCGCCGCCGCCATCGACAGCGAGGCGGAATCCACGCTTGGGCTGCTGAACAGCCTCCGGGAGCTGTCCGGCCAAAACGGGAAGACGGCGGCGGATCAGGAACAGATCGCCGAGCTCTGTGAACGGCTCAACACCGCCGTCCCGGATCTCTCCCTCTCCTATGACGCCCAGACGGACAGCCTGACGGGACTGACCGGGAGCCTGGATGACTACATTGAAGCCCTCTACCAGGCCCAGCGGCGGGAAAAGGATATCGGGCGGCTGGTAGAGCTCCGCGGCAGTATCGGCGAGACGGAAGCGGCGCTGGGGGAGGCTCAGGCCCGCGTGGAGGAACTGCGGGCGGAGAATTACCGGATGGCCCATGAAGGCAGCGACGCCTTCGCTGTCAACCAGGAACTGGCGGCCTGCGAGGCCAGGGCGGCGGAACTGACGGCGCTGCTGGCGGAGGAACAGGCGGAATATGACTGCCTGACCAACTCCGTCAACGACTACAGCAAGGCCCAGGAGGAGGCGGCGGACAACGCCGGAGCCCTGCCCGCTGTCCTCTCGAACACCAGGGCGGAGCTGGATCTGCTGACGGAGGCCTACAACGAGGCCTATGAGGCGGCCTTGGGCTCTATTGAGGGACAATATGCTCTGTGGGACAAGGCGGCGGATATCGCGGCCTCCAGCGCGGGCTCCATCAACGCCGCTCTGGACAGCCAGACGGATTATTGGAGGCGCTACAACGATGACCTGCAGACGCTGGCGGAGCGAAGCGCCGGCATCGAGGGCCTGGGCGAGCTGAGCGGGAGTTTTGCCGACGGCAGCTCCGCCAGCGTCAACGCGGTGGCTGGAATGGCCCGCGCCACAGATAAGGAATTGAAGGCCATGGTCCAGAAATGGCAGGACCTTCAGGACCAGCAGGAGCG